CACCGTACACAAAAGTACCATAACACCACTATTAACAGCGGCTAATCGCACGCTCTTAAACCACAAGCAATATGGACACCACACCAGTTGAAGAAGCATATCAAAATTTTGACAGCTCATTACAACGTGACACTGTTGAGGCCTCACGTGTCAACAGACTCATTAACAAATGCACCTCAAATGATGAAAAATACCCTTATAAAGCCTCAAAAGAGATTCGATCACTCTTAAACCCGCTCGGCATCCCTTGCAGTAAATTCGCAATAGAAGAGCACCCTCACCCTGGCCACAAACACCTTGAAATCCATTTATTAAACTCCATCAAGTACAAATTAAACACTGACACCACCATTTACTTCATGAAACAAGAAAAATTTAACACCCTGACCAATCGCCTGCCCGGTAATCACAGCTTCACCCTTCACAATCAAATCATCACAGGCGCTGACCTAGCCCGATACCCTGAAACTGAATCATTGGTTTTCACCCATGGCAACACCCCCACTTACTTCATACACGACGCCTTGCACTACCTCATGCCCTGCGACATTGCCGAGATGTTCCACGACAATCCAAACCTCGACACAATTTATGCCACCCTAGTCTGCCCAATTGAGGTCGCTAAACGACACTCAAGCTACTACCCTGACCTCTATGACCTTCGTTACAACAATGACAGCTTCACATACATACCCGAGAATCACACTGGAGGCGCCTACACCCAGCCCTACACATCACTATTCTTTTTGACCCACCGGACCATCACATTTAACGGCCTTGTCCTTACAATCAGCAAACTTGAAAGTTTCTTCGGCCACCACATCATCAGTATAACCCGAGCACCCGTTGTCGCCCCAAACCTGTACTACTTCTCAGCCCCACCTGTCTTCAAACTACCCAAAATTTACCGCATCCAAGAGAACCTAAGGTACCCGTACATACCATGGACCCTGCATAAAAGAACCATGGATTACATCAAGTCTGTCACAGAGCTTAAGCCCGAGAACTGCTATAATAAAGTGCGCACATTATTAGCTCAAGAAGATGTTGCTCAACTGCCACCCGCCACACTCGACCTCTACGTGGATTTGTGCATGATTCTCATCCCTGCTCGCAACCTCAAGAACGCCACCAGCAAGCTTATCACTGGATTCACCTCGTTCCTGAGCAGGTACACCTTGGGACTTGTTCGTGACTACACTTTCGGTGCCTTAATCATGTATTTCAGGAAGAAAATACACAAGATTCTCGATTGTCCACCCTATAAGCCCTGTCAAAAACTGTACGACCACGTCCTAACACCACTTGCCTCCTCAAGCGCCCTCTTCGACCCTTCACAGCGCAATCATGAGAGGCGGCAGCACCTGAATAACAAAATCGCTGCCATGCTCTTCGGCGAAGCCACATTGACTGGCCTCACAGCCCACCTCGAACCAGTCAGCTTCCGACGAAGAATCTTAAACAAAGCCCTACGTCGCCGCACTGCTGTGCAATTGAACCCGACCAATTACGCCGCTGCAACCCTTCGACAAGCTAGGCTCACTTGCCGCCCGACGGACTCAATCTCTACCGTAGGTAGCTCAGCAGCGCCAAGTTCTACTACTGGTTCCGATAGCGGGTCATATCAAATCCCCGAATATTATTATTCCAGCCCCCAATCGAACGGTCCGGCCCCAAGCCTCAGTATGAGCTTCAGCCCACCCACCATAGTCAGCACACATGCAAATTTCATGCAGTGCCCAGCTTACACCACCCTACTGAGCAACCTCATGAACATCACTCCAGCACTCGACATCTGCACTGGAGCCGTCACCTGCTTCCAATGCACGGCCACCATCATAGTTGATGCCTCTGGACCCTCAAATTCACCTGGCCCAGTTCGAAGCGCTACTTGTCCGAACGGCCACACACTAGCAAACGGCGATCACACACTCCTTGACAACACCATAGTCACCCAACCACCCGCTAACTGGCACCGAAACATCCGAAACCACTTAGTCTGCATTAACCCTGACGACCAAATTTACCGCGTTCAAAACGCCGTCTACAGCCACACCCAAAACACCTCGAGACCAAACCAAAGCCGAACCAACTCAAACAGACAACCAGGTTCAGCCGGTTCAGTACGAGCTTCTCAACGGGGAGTTCAAACCCCCACTTCACAGACCCGTCGACCAACTTCCCACACTCCTTCTAACAACTCACAAACTCCTCGCTCCGCCGCCAACAGTTACACCGGATTACAACGCGGACCATGGACAGAAAACTACTGCCTTCTAACATGCTTCTCAACCCTTAGTTGCCGGAGTATATCAAGCATATGGCGCGACTACACCCAAATCTATGGTGCTGCTCTCGCCGACTCCGAAGTCAATAATAGACTAGGCGCAATCCACATTTACCGCCTTGCAAAGATGCTAAGAATGAAGGTCGAACTGCGCTACGTTGAAGCCAGCGGTACCTGCTCCTCACGAATATACGGGCAGAGAAACCGCGGCCAGACCAGAATCATTTACTATACTGAGTCGCACTTTCAACTTGACCGCTTCGACCCCACACCAGACATCACCGAGCCCAAAACCACAAACCCCGACCATGAGATTTGCCCAGTTACAGAGCTCACTGATGACGAGAGGACCATAGCATCCAATTACCCGGGCCACTTTTACTACTACCGACCAACCCGCGCTAGAGCGAAGCAATACACTACTGAAATCAAAGACGGCACCACTGGCATTCTATCACGTGTGCGTGATGCACAGGGCAACAATTACGCCGCACATCTCGCCAGCATGGACAACCGCGTTGAACATTATCAAGACGCCAACCAAATGCGAATCTTTGTCATTACAGGCTTCGCCGGCTCCGGCAAGAGTAGCCATCTCTACCCCCTGTGCAGGCAACGCCTACGCCGCTCACGAGGCGACATCACAATCATATCACCACGAATCCATTTACGCCGACAGTGGAAAAGATCAACCCCATGCTTAGCATATCAATCAAGACCTTTGAGAAAGCACTTGTGCAAAACGGGACCACCATCGGCATCATTGACGAATTCCCCCTCTTACCACCAGGATACATTGACACATTGCTCATTAATCAAGCTGGCTATCAAAGTTTGATACTACTCGGCGACCCCTTGCAAGCGAGATTTCACGAACCAAACCCGGAGAGCTGCCTTCGAGATCTCCCCAGCGAATCTGAGCAATTTTTGCCCTTCGCCGACTTCTACTACTTGCACACTTATCGACTCTCACGCCGACTAGCCGATCTGTTTGGGATCACCACCTTCTCAAACACAATTGGTGCCCTTCGCACCATCTCACAGATTGACGCCAGCAAGAAAATCCTGACCCCGAAACAGGCCCATGCCGCGGACCTCACAGAATTCGACTATGTGGCATACACCTATTGTTCCGTCCAGGGCTTAGACTGGGACACCGATTATCAAATCGAATTAAATGACCTGACTGCGCGCAATTCCTTCAACAACATATATTGCGCCCTAACGCGCGGAAAGCGTGAGGTCCATCTGTTTGACAACCGGTTTCGCACTCTGCGCACTAACACAATCTACAACCAAATTATTGCACCTGGAGGCCTGCAACTAGAATTCTTCGCTACCCTATACCAAACACTACCACCTCACTGCCGCATAATTGAGCCCTTGATTGGTGGAAAGCATACTAGCCTTGAAAAACGGGTCCAGCACCTCTACTCAGACAAATTCCAAGCACTCACCGCCCTTGCCCACCTGGAAACCACCTACTACGAGGAGAAATACAATCCTCTCCCCGAAACCATCAGCTCCGAGGAATCTATTCCAGCCTACACCGAGAAGCCCGAGCTCAAGACGGCTGCCCAACGCGAAGATGAGAGTTTCATCAATGAGGTACTCCTAGGTCCCCTAGCTGCCCCAGAAGTCAAAGAGATGTACAGCTCACGCCAGGAAAAACACAGCGAGCAGTTCTTGCACGCTTACGACCAGAAAGCTGTATTCTCTTCCATCTTCCCACGGCACCTGAACAGTGACTCGGTCACGTTCGAAGCCGCACTTAAGAAGCGCATTCGCTTCAGCTCTTCGCAGAAGAAAGCCAAACAGCTCCGAGACAAATCCACCTCGGGCTCCTTCTTTTCCAGGCCTTCACAAAGAAATTAAAACTAAAGTCACGCCCCTTTGACCGTCTGCTCTTTGAAGCGTGCACTCTGGAAAATGAGGAAAAACGCCTCGAAAAACCACTCGGACAACTGGTGAACAATATCGCCCGAGCCGACCCGGACTGGGACCCACATTACACGGACATATTTATGAAGACCCAGTACTGCACGAAGCTCGAGAAAATGCACTCCCACGCCAAGGCCGGCCAAACCCTCGCCACGTTCTGCGATCAGGTTTATTTCACAACCGGGCCCGTCGCCAGGTACATCCAGCACCAAGTCAACCGCCAGCTACCAACCAACATTTACATCCACGGCGGCAAGACTAACGAGCAGCTTAATGATTTTGTCCGTAAGAACTGGGATGACACAAAAACCTCAAGCGCGAGAGACTACGAGGCTTACGATCAATCACAGACAGCTGAGTTCGTTCAATTCCAGCTGCTGCTCCTAAAATTTTTCAACATACCCCACCACCTGATTGATTACATCCGCGACCTTAAGAGCAACCTTTTCTCCTGGTGCGGCCCGTTAGCCTTCATGATCTTCACCGGGTTCACGGACACGTTCCAAAGCAATACCTTTGACAATATCGCCTACACAGCCCTCATATACGAAATACCACCCGACACCATCGAGCTCTACAGCGGCGACGATTCTGACATTAATGATCAAATCAGAGTCAACGTGTCACCTGGCTTCCTTAAACAATTCACTCTCGTCGCGAAACTGGAACTGAAGCAAATTACGATCTTCTGCGGATGGATCATCACATCTGTTGGTATTTTGAAAGATCCCGTCCTCCTCCTCTGCCGATTAAAACATGCCGCCGAGAAGAAAAACATCACTCTTTTCCTGAACAACTATGCCCGCGAGCACTTTTTCCTCTACACCAACTACGAACTCACCTTCCACTTACTTACCGAGGAACAACAAGCCGCGCACTATGTCCTCACACGCTTCTTCACCCGCGCCTTTGACCTGACCTACCTCCAAGCAGCAAAAATCAGAGCCAAGTCCCTTTTAAAATTTAAAACCAACAAAAGATCGCTCTTCTCCTTCAAAGAACAGCTCCAATCATGGAAAACCGCTGCTGCTGGTTTATTTTAAACAGCAATATTTAGGTCATTGCTTGAAAGTTTAATACTTATGCAACTAACTTTCACACCGAAGCGATTAATCTTCTACAACCTCCGAAACACCATCATTCCCCGACTAATTTACGTCCGAGACACCACGCCCATCAAAGACCCGACCTTCCAGGAACTCGTCAGCGATTTCACCATCCACTGCACTTATTATTCCGAAATCGACACCATCACAGTTGAGCGGAGCCTCGAGAATTCAAAGCGCTATATCATTGGCAGCTTTCAAGCCGAGAAAGATTCACCTCTCAGCCTTTGCCTAAACCTCTTTTTCACCCGGGACATCTCCTTCCCCTTCTACGTTACTCTCCAGAACCACCGCATTAGTGCCCATCGAGCATGACCGCCAACATCACCGTCCTCGAGATAAACACACTTGTCGACCAGCAATTCACCGCCATCGGCCGTATTCCAAGCCTGCAGAACCACAAGCTCGTCACCAAGGCTGCAGCTGTTCGCGTACTGACCGCCCTGAACGCAAACTGGGAAGCCCTCGCCCAAGCAGGAAACGCCGGCAACCACATCACACTTCGCAGCTTTACTGAGACCCTGAAGCGATGTCTAGCCGTACTCGGAGATGTCGGAACTACCACCTCCGCCGATTATACTGGACTGTCGTTCATTCCGCTCAGCGAAGCCAACGCCGGCACATACATCGAAGAAGCCGAAGCTCCGATCACCACCTCGTTCACCACATTAATACTAGCGGAGCCGCAACTGACCATCCGCCGCTTCGCCCGACTCTTCGTCCAAATGGCTGTTGATTTCGCCCAAGCCAATAGAATTCGCTATCAGGTCGGAATCGCTCACGGGATTCCCATCGACTTGGCACACATCGGCACTGACTTCGCCGACTTCTATGCTGCTAAGACCAACCGTGAAGCCCGAGCTCTCAACCTAGCCAAGCGCGCTGGACTTTTTCGTGAAGCTGCAACTGCCGATCCCTTTTCTAACTCCTCCCGATATTATGGCGAGGGATATGCTGAAAAGGAATAAACATTACACCAATCTCGTCTTTGATCTAGGCACCATTGACGAGATCACGAACGATCTCACTGACCCAACCTTCTCAGTGTCCACGGACCTCAACATTTGCGCCCTCTTTTTCTTTTTCCTCCTTTATATAAATAACGGACCCTACACATTTGATCCTTTTTCAAGTGCGTTCAACCGTAGCCCACTGTCTCTCCGAGAGACCCTGGCCGACTTACTGAC